TTAAAACCGTTCGAACGGTGGGCGAAAGAGGTCATGCCCATTGCGGACCATCAAATCTACCAGTGGCTGGAGACCGAATACGATACGGCGATAATCCGGGCACACCAGGCCGCCGACTGGCGACAGTTTGAACGCGAGAAGGACGTGCTACCCAACCTGAAATGGATGCCGTCCACCTCACTGCATCCGGGAGCCGACCACCGCCGGTTTTGGGGAACGATACGGCCCATTGATGATCCTTTCTGGAATAACCACCGGCCGGGCGACCGCTGGAACTGCAAGTGTTCCCTCTCATCCACGGACGAGGAGCCTACTCCCCTACCCGACTTCGATCCCGCCGACAAGCCGCAGGACGGGCTGGAGAACAATCCGGGTAAGGATGCCAGACTGTTCTCGGACAAACACCCGTATATGGCCGAGGCCCATACGGGAGCGCAGGAAGCGGTGGACACCTTGACAAGACGGATAAACGAAATGATGGCGGAAATGCCGGGTAACCTGACGTATGAGGAAAAGAAAGCCATCGCCATGCATAACCTTGAACTGGAAAAAGTTCTCGGGATCACCAAAGGCAAGCCCATGAGCGTGGAAGAGGCGGACAAGCAGAATGCGAACCCGAAACATACAAATGAGTTCATATTAGACCCTAACGGAACTTATCAGGATAAAGCCGGGCGAAGATATAGAAAGAACATGGAATACGACCGGGAAAAAGCCAGGCCTTACAACATCAATTGCCAGACTTGTGCTCCGGCCTATGCCTTACGTTTAAAAGGATTTGATATCACGGCAAAAGGGAATGTGCCCGGTTCAAAACTGGAATATCTGAGCAAAGGACGCGCTTTTGAAGTCTGGAAGAATGCGGACGGAACAACTGCGCAACATACCAGCATTAACGACTGGCTTTACACAAAGGGATACTTGAAAATGACGCCCAAAAGGTATAAGGAGTTTTTCAATGAAATCTGCAAGGAAGAGGGTGTTTATGAATTGTGCATCGGTTGGAAAAACGGAGGCGGACACGCTACCATCCTACAACGGTTTGCCAACGGGGAACTTCGTTATATAGAACCGCAAAGCGATAACTCGGCCGGATCGGGGATGGAATGGAAGGATGTCAAATACCTGTGTGAGATGGGAGCGGCAACTTCTCACAGCTGCAGGGGGATCATGAGAATAGACAACAAACTATTCAACCTCGACTTCTTCGACATCTTTGACATATAAGCCTATGAAATCGAAGACTGAAGGCCCTGTTATCTCAATGGCCTCGCCGTCTTTGTACAAGTACAGGAACGGAAAGCCTATAACAAGATCATCCGGTAGACGCAGCAACCATGCCTTTTGGCCGTCAACGTCACCCAGATACTCAAGATTGCCGCCATATTGTTCCATCATGTTGCCGGCTTCTTTGATTACTTGTTCAGGTATGTTCATAAAAAGATAGTTTTCACAAAAATACGGTTTTTATTTGAAAGGACAACAATAATATGAATATAAAAGATTTTTCGGCCTCGCTCAAGGCTAAACAGAAGGAACTGGACACGCTCATGCGCCGCGAGCTGCCCATCAAGGTGGGACGCATGGCCAAAGACCATTACCAGGATAACTTCCGCAAGGGAGGCTTTGTCAATGGCGGCCTGCAGCGCTGGCCGCAGACGAAACGACAAAACTCCGGCTCCAAGTCGGCGGCGGCAGGTTACGGCCCGCTGCTCTCACGGCGTAACCATCTGTTCTCATCCGTCAAATATACACCGGGAGACTACCGCGTCAGGGTGGCCAACGACGTGGAATACGCCCCGCTGCATAACTGGGGAGGCGAGACACATCCGACCGTGACACCCCGGATGCGGAAGTTTGCATGGGCGATGTATTACAAAGCGGTAGGCAAACGGAAAAAGGGTAAAACAAGGCAAGGAGAACTGCCGCCGGAGGCCGGTATGTGGAAAGGGCTCGCCCTTACCCGGAAGAAAAAGTTGAAGGTAAAAATCCCTCAACGCCAGTTTATCGGTGAAAGCACGGAATTGAACAAACAAATCAGGCAAACCGTCGAAGCGGAAATAAGAAACATTTTAAAATAAACAACATGGAAGAACTGTACATCGCAATCCTGAAAAGGATAGAAAATGAAATGCCGGAAATAGCCTACATCGACGAGGACTACGGCCAACTGGAAGGAATGAATTCGGAAAACGAGGATTTTTATCCGGTGACGTTTCCATGCGTATTGGTAGGAAACACCGAAGCGGACTGGAAAGACATCGGGCTGGGAACGCAGGCGGGAGAAATAACATTGACCGTCCGACTGGGCATCGACTGTTACCACGATACCCACATCGGAAGCGGAACGACCGGGCGTATCAAGGAACGTATGGAAATGGCCGGGAAACTATACCGGACACTGCAAAACTTCCAGTTCTGCCGGAACATGGACGAACTGGTCAGAGTCAAAAGCCGGGATTATACCCTGCCCGGAAACATCAAGGTGTATGAATTTGTGTTCTCGTTCAGCTATCGCGATGAATCTGCGCTATTGGATAGCCGGCATCGTCCGTGAACAGGGAAAGCTGTTTGAAGGTTAAACGGGGCGCACGGACTTTGGGGACCGGGTGGATATCCGGATCGACCTTGCTGCGTTCACGGATAATGGCCATGATGCGCTCCTCCGACAAAAAGAACTCTTTGGAGAGTATCTTCAGGGCACGGTCAAAGCGGACGCTCTGCGCCTCCGTCCAATAATAGTAACGGCGGCACAGGGCTTCATTTCGTTCTCTGATCAACTGTTTGTCTCGTCCTTTGGCCATAAATCAATGTATTTAATACAAAAGTACAGCTTTATACCGTATTTTACGGCGGCATTGGCTTTTAAGTTTGTTTGGAACAGACGGTTTTTAAGTTTGTTTAAACCAATCACCCCAAAAAACAATCGGCGGGACAGCTTTTTGTTCCGCCGATTGCTAATTATTATCCGGTTATTTCGTCGATTCCAACTGTTGCAATCGTTTCAAGTGGTAAACCACCGCCTCGAAAAACTCAGGGCTTCTCTCACTTTGCCGTTTTTTGACTCTGCTTCTCAATCGTGGGATTTGTTCCTTGATAATTTCCGCCGTTCCTTCGGCATCTTTGACGCATTGTGCCACACTGGGAACCAGTCCTAAATCTTTCATGTTCATAATTCAATCCTCTATTATATCGTTGCTTTGCAATAAACGTTTCATGCTCCTGTCCCTTTCCGCTTTGCTGGGGTAATAATCGCCGTATCTTTTCCAGCTATGCGGATTGGCTTCACTTTTGAATTTTATGCATGGAGAAGGATAATCCATCCGGCGAAGTATGGTATAACCTGCCTTGCATAATTTGGCTTGATCTGTCGCATTCATATTCAACAGATATTAAAGCCTTCCGACTGTTCACAGAAATCTGCCAGCATTTCTATCTTATGTAAGAACTCTTCAGCCGGTGGTTCCGCTTTTTCCCCTAACATGGATTTGATCTTGATTTGTCCCTGTTCCGACAGTTGGTCCCATTCTTCCTTCAACTCCCTTTTTACAGAGACATACCCCCTAAAGAGCCTCGCCATGATACAGGCTTCTTCTTTTGTGACTTCAAATCCGTCATTGCTTACCGGACTGCCATCTTTCCGGGAACCGACATAAATATATTTTCCCGGAGAAAATGTGTGGTCCCCATAGCCAAACAGGTAGCAAGCACCGGTTTCGTTCAGTATGACGGGCCATGTAAATATCATTCCGCTTTTACAATCGACCCCCTTTTTTTTTGGTATTAAATCATAACCCATAATTATTCTGTTTCCTCCTGTTTTTGTAGTGTTAAACCCAAAGCAGCCATTGCTATTCCCAATTCCATTTCCTTTTTTTGTTCTCCCGCAAGTTCCATGGGGAAAAGAATTGGTTCTGCAACCATTTTCTGCCAGACTTCATCCGACAGGTTTATATCAGCTAAAAAACACGCTGTCTGAACCACGTTCTTATCCAATTCCATTACTATTCTTACTTTTTCTCCCATGACTGATTATTTTTAATCGTTTTCTGGCACATAAGCCGATACATAAGTTGTTACCTCACACGATACGATCACACGCCCGGAACCTTTACACTGCGGGCAGGTCGCGCCCTCTTTCGTCCCCTTGCCCTCGCAGACCTTGCAGACCACGATATGCGGTGGGATCATTCTCTCCCGTTTTGGTAACAGTTCGTCCGTCTTATTCGGTCGATCTGCTTTTCTTTTTAACCTGTTTAAAATACTGTTCATCATTTCTCCTCTGTTTTAAAAATTAATCATTGTCAGACCAAACCTGCTGTCCGGCATTTTCGGACCATAGGTTTTCAAGAGTCGTAATCCGCTTTCCAGTCCACCGTAACGACAGCCCTCATTCTACCCGTCCCGTCACAACGGGGGCAAGTCTTCCACCTGTAATCGTCACGCCCTATTTCTTCCTGGAAACCGCCACTCCCGTTACAGGAGGGGCAAATAAAGCCCCTGGCTTTCACAACCTCCGTCTTGGGGGTGTATTTGTCAATAAAAAGATCGATCGATTGTACGCTCCTGCTCATACTCTCACCTCCCCTTCCTGACACGGGAACAATCCCGGTTCTTTAGATTCCTTCAGGTATTCCAGAAGGCAAAGGTCGATCAGCTGGGTTTCCCAATTGACCGGGCGATGCTTGTACATGGCGCGAAGCGCCTGCCTGCAATCTTCCGCCGAAAGGCCCATGTCCAACTTTGAAACGAACAGGTTTATATCCGAAAGGTGGATGCGTTTCACGTCTATGATCCGGGCATTCCCCTTCCAGATGCCCTTCAAGTAAATCTGCTTGACGGCACCGACGCAATATTTCACGGGATCATGCAGCCTCATGGTTGTGAAGCTATCGCCGTTCAATTTCCCGTTCCAGTTTTTAGAAAATTCTATTCTTTCTACCATAATCTTGTGATATTTTCCATTGGATTGTTTGCATTTGAAACAATATACCAGCCATTTCCCCTCTGTTTTATCCACCCGACAAACCGAATACTGAAAGTCGCAGGGACAGACATATATCCAGTAGCCGGGGGTAAGGGTGGCAGATTTTACCTTCATGCCTCTGTCATTCCTAACGGTATCGCTATCCATGCCCCGTTATCGTTCTTAATCTCGGCCCGGATGAACTGTTTGCTGATGGCCGGCTGGTAGGCCTCCTCGATGATCTGCACGCCTTCCATGAAACGCTCGTCTTCCGATTCCTCGGCTATCTTGCGAAGCTGGACAATACGGCTTGCCTTCAGCGTTCCTTGCGCGTTACGGGCCAACAGGCGGAGTACCATTTTTACGAGTGCCTTCGTTTTCTTGTTGTCGGCAAGCCCCTCGATATACTCCTTCACGATGGCGATACCGTCCTCCACCGTGTCGCGGTAGCCATCGGTTTCATAATACCCTACGGTGATACGCTTGTCTCCAGCGGAATTGGTAAAGGTGTCTGTGCGTTGGCCGTCCTTTTTCAATTTCAAGACTTCCGACTTCATGTCGATCACGCGGCGGAAGTTATTCAGTACGCCGTTTTTCACGGTCTTGATGCAGTCGCTTACCGCTTGCAAGTCCGGGATCGCCTCCTCGATCGTTTCGTCCACCAGTTCCTTGTAGGCCTCGCGGTCACGTTTGGCCTGTTCCTTGGCTCGCTTGGCGGCCTGTTCTGCCTTGAACGCCTCGAATTGTTTCAGTTCTTCGTCCGTCATTTCAACGGCTTTTCTTTCTTCTGTCATAGCTTTAATTAATTTAGTTGTGAATAATCCGTGTTCTTTTCCCTCTCTTTCCTTTGGATGATCCGGAGTTTGATGGCCACCGTATCCAGTTCCCCGGTCGTCAGCCGGGCGAACTTCTTGCCCGCGATCCGGGGATTCTGGCAGTAGGCGTCCACCCGGTTCCAGTCGGTCGTGTCAATGCCCTGCTTTTGCATCAACTTCAGCACCGTGGAGCGTTTCTGCCGCAGCTGCTCACGGTAGATTTCCCGCGCCTTGTAATTCTCATCCATACGCTGCATGTCCTCGCACATGGCGTCGTACTCGTTAACGGTCATTTCCCGGAGCGATTCGGTGCGTCCTCCGGTGTATTGGCTGACCAGCGAGGCTTTCAACTCGTCCTTATCCTCCGTGGGCAGACGGTTCAAGAGGATATAAAAACGTGCGTAGTTCCTGCTCATTCGAAATCCTCCTCTTTAAATCCGTACTCGGTCATCAGTGCCGTATGCGATAAATCCGACAGGCGGTCTGATACCTCACTGTAAATGAATGATTGGTCGCCGGGGGAAAAGGCCGTTGCTCTTTCCACCGCGTCGTTTACGATTGCTTCTATCACTTCATCCATAATTTCATGATTTACGATTTTTACTTCATTGAATATTGGGCGGCACCTTCCTCCCAAATTATATAAGAATTGCCAGGCTGGGTGATAAACCTTCCTTTACACACGGCACGGAATCCTCGGATAAATATTTTCATGTCTGCGTCATAGGCAACTTTCTTCGCCGCACGTCCTTCCGGTTTTTCACCCTCGCAGTGACTGACAAATACCAGCAGCTTATTCCGATGTTTTTCTTTGAGCGTCTTGTAGGCAGCATAAGTCAATCCTGTATATTGAAAACTGTCTATTATCACCACATCCGGACTACGACGTTTCAAAAGACGTTCACTCAAGTCATCCATTGGTTCCCGGTCCAATATTTTGAACTTGTAATTCACTTCCTCCATGCGCTCCCGATTCAAAGTGTTCTGAAACGAAAGGCCGGTACTTTCTTCCAAGCTGTCATAGGCTACCGTACACCACTGGCAAAGGTATTTTGCCAATTGCATCACAAAGCTGCTTTTTCCATTACCGCTTTCACCCCAAATAATCCATACACCTGTACGATCGGGATGTCCGAAAGCGGCCTCCCATTTCCCCTCGAATGGAAAACTGGGAATGTTCATCTGTTGCACCTCTGTTGGGGAATAGGCCCGTTTCATGCTTCCCCCCCCTTTCTTAACTTTTCTATTTCGGTGTAAACCCGACGGAGACTTCCGCCGGTACGATTTACAATCTGCATGATATCGTTACGTTCCGGGGCGTTTACCTTGACCACCATAGCCGCCTGCGCCTTCAGAAATACTTCACGTTCTTTGCCATCGTCCGGTGTTACCTTACTAAACTTATCGCCGTAGCGCGAGAACATTTCCGTATAGCCGATCTTTTCGTTTTCGATGGAGCGAGTGATCTTTGCCCGAAGCCCGTCGGCACCCATCATGTACCAAGCACAACCGCGTTCAGTAGCATTCCACAGGGCTTTCAGTTCGAGAAAAGCGTCATATTGCAGGTCTCCGGCCTCGTCCAATATGATAAGCGGATGTTCCAACGTCCGGAGATAAAAACAAAGGTCATCGTACACGTCTGCATACCGGCCGTTGTTATTTACACCGAACTCTTTGGCGATAAAGCGGATCAGGCGTGATTTGTTCTTTACCTGAGAGCAATCCACATAGATAGCGTTGCGATGTGCTTTAACATAGGCGCGTGCCGTGAATGTCTTTCCGATATTGGCAAGGTCGCAAAGCAGGGCAGACACACCGCTTTCCTGGCAAGTGCGAAGCTGTTCTGTGATAAACAGGAAAGTCGGAGTTTCGGCGACTTTCCATTCGATTTCGTTCTGCAAAGAGACGTTCAACCGGCGAGCAAGGCAAATCCAGTTCGTATCGCTTACCTGTTTATCCGTTATTCCTTTTTTTAAAGAGTTATACACACTTGCTGAAATACCCAATGCGGCAGCGTGCTTGTTGTCACTCGGATAATTCTCACGATTGACACGAATAGCGGCCAATATACGGTCTTTTATTTCTTTCGTTACTTCCATGTTATAATGCTTTTTGAATTGTTTTATAATGCTGTTTAAACCGCATCTTGTCCGATACGGGTGTAATCTTTGCCTTTGAAATAATTTAAGTAGTCAATCTCCTCTGTTTTCGGTATCTTCACTGCCTTAACCGGTGCCGAGGCTATCTGTTTGACGGATTCCGATTTCAAGGTGCCGACGGGGGTAACGCCGTTGCGGACCATCATTTCATCAAAAGCGTGGATATATTTCATCTGTTTACCTAAAATTCGCTTATCTTCCTCAGTCTGTTCCACATCAGCAGTATTGAACCGCCCCATATCAACCAACGTGTCGATCTGTTTCCCGTCCTGATAAATAAACACGTCCTTTATGCTACCGTCCTCTTCCGGTATATAGTAAGCATCCACCTTATAATTATTCGGGGATAACTTCTCTATGACCTCCGGAGAGCTCAACCAATAATCCGTATAATTCACCCGGCAGTAACTGTTACGCCGGATAGTGGTCGGTACGCACTCGCCAATAAATTGGGCTATATAGGCTTTATCGTACGGTTGTAAATTCGGGTTCATACGTTCACAAAGCACCTGCCAACGGCTCATCCCCGGATATTTTTTTTGGTTCGGATGAAGTGATTCATTAAATAACCTAATAATCTCCTGGTCCTCCGCAATCAATTCCTCCCACGTGTAATATTGTTTATCCACGTAAGTATCATTTAGTTCGTCGAACACTTTCTTTGCCTCTGTCCGGTACTTCTTACTTTTGGCGTAAAACCGACCAATACCTAACTGATGTTCGTGTTCCAAACTTCGCTTTTTGGCTCCGTTCAGTGGCTCAGCGTATTTTTCCTGCGAATTTTGCGGGGCACAAAAGCGGACAAACTTAAACACCTTCCCAGCTTCCAGAAAACCCTCTTTCCATTGGCTCATTAAATGATTCTCGACTTCTACCTGTGCCGGGATTCCCCAACCGTTACGCTCTATCAGCCGGAACATATTTCGAAACATATCCACAACCAAATCCACGTCCTTTTTCCGGCTGTAGGAGAATCCGACCACACACTGGCTTGCCACATCATAAGCATAATAAGCCTTCGGACGTTGTTTGCTGTCTTTCAATTTGCGCGGCAAATCGCGGTCGTCAAAAGATACCTTACTGAAACTGTATTCGGGTGATTCGCGATGGACGTGCGGGCGTTGCTCGTGCATGAAGGTTGTCCAGCTCATCTGCTGTTTGTCTATCAAGGCCTGATTTTTAGGCAACGTCAAATAATATTGAACGGTCGAAGGGCTTAACTCTATCGGGTTACCTTTCTTATCTGTAAAATCCGCCGGGTTATAGATTTCTCCGGTTTCCGGATTGAACATTTCCAACTCGCCACGTACAAACTGGTTGTACATATCGCAAACGCTGGTGTTCCACGGCCGATTGGGACGTGCAGCGATACTGACAAGCAGCTTTTCGATCTTCACGTTCACCAGGCGCGTGTTCTGGTTACCAAACTTCTTGCTGATAAGGGCTTCGTAGCCTTTCTCTTTAAATTCGAGAACCTTCTTTTTAAAGCGGTTTACCGAAAGGGGGAGCGTATGGCCGAACTCGGCTTGATAGAAATTGATCGCACCAGCCATTTCCTCCCAGCATAACCGTTCGCCCTGCATGACGGCACGTTGCATTTTTACGTCGTCCATCAGCCTAAGAACAGCCTGTATTGCAGAAGCATTCAGAACACATTCCTGCTGTTTCTCCAAATCAAAATTATCACCGAGAACAAGGCTTTTCCGAGTATAAAATGTCCGGGCGGAATCGTCTACCACCCAATGAACCAAAAACCAATGTCTAAGTATTTCCAGGCGCATATTGCCGTATTTTTCTTCTACTCTTTTTCGATATTTCTCCGGGAGACTCTCAACTGAAACTAATGCGGTAACACCACGACCTACGCCTTTTCGGATAACTCGAATTTTCTTTCTATAAACCAGTTGATCGTAGCAACTTACACTCATAATAGGAGCTTTAATGTCGTCTATCTGATAGCCTCCTACCATCGGGCGATCATCCCTTGTCAGGTCCTCTTTTGAAATACATAATATTTTTCCGAAGTATTCCATATCAAACCTCCTTATCCCTGTAAAGACTGAGCCATTTTATAGACTTCGCCTTGTACACTCATAAATTCGGAAAGGGTAAGCCCGTCTTCAATCCGGCAAACCTCGCCGTCTACCAATACCGCCAGCCGGTTGGTATTCATGTGCAATATGATTTTCACACGAGGACCGAATGTTTGTGTCATAGTTCCTTCGGCCGTTTGGTGGGTCGTATCAAAACCCGGAAGCGAACCGTTTATTTCCACGCCGCCCATTTCCTTTTTGGCCGTATAGCGGATTTTCCGGGCCAATTCGTTGTCGCTCTCATAGTTGAGTGCTTTCCACACCGTAACGCGGGTAACTCCAAATGCCTCCTGGAGTCTCTTTCTTGCGTCGCTGTCGATTATTATTTGTCGTTTCATATTCTATTGCTTTTTAAATACCGTTATTATTCTGTTCTAATTATTCTTTGTTTAGAATAATTCCACACGCTGTTTTGAAATGCTATCGTAGAAATAACCGTTGGAGTAAAAAGCTACTGTCAGTCCATAACGATCCACTATATCTATTTGGGTATTAGAAATGTTACACCCGTAACATACCTCCAACGTACAACTTCCGATATGTTCTTTTCCAACCACCACACCACGCTTATTTTCAACCAGTCGTTCCGCCAAATACACAGCTTGACGACTCTCTATGTCCATTTCCTGCCAACTATTACAAGTTCCAGCCTTACGATTCACTTTCATGTGCCTTTCCTCCTTTATTTTATAGTTTCAATCGTACAATCATCCAATTTTCCGGCAAGAACCGCCCTTACATAAGCCATCGCACATTCGCCAGAAGTGGCTACTACAAAATCCGTTTGCCCCGTCCCCGTAGCCACAATATCCTCGTGGTCGTTGAACTTTTCTATAAGGTTCAGCATCTTAAACTGCTCCCTTTCGTCGATAAAGACTTTAATTGCTTTCAT